GCTACACCTTTAGCAGTCATACCAGCACCAGATTTAGTGGGGCGCTTGTCCCCACTTTTCTGGCTCATACCTTTCATGCCGGTACCAACTTTACCGCCTTTCTTGAACTTGTAACAGACTCCGTAATCGTTACGCATAGAACACCGTTATAGAAGATAGTTTAGTTTGGTCAAATACAATATAACCACCATTTCTAAACACTACACCATCTTCCGGAATATCAGGATATTCAGTGCTATTAGCTGCAGCAACTGTATTAAACTTCAACCTTGACGTGCCTGAAGCGCTACCTTGGGTAAAGTTTATTGTACCCGCAGTACCCGTATTAACCGCATACATACCACGCATTCTAAGATCGCCTCTAAATATAGGAGCAGCTATAGACGCGCTTGTACCTGCACTAATATTACCACCTGCAGTTTGAGGATTCCCCACAGCCGTGATAGACGTAACTGAACTGTAATACTTTGTACTAGTTACAGTAGCACCCGCAGTAGGGCCAGTAAGCGTTTCCGTGGCAGCAGCAGCAGTTTCATCTAAACCAACAATTGTAAAAGATATGCCACTTTGGTTGCTAGCAGCAGTAATAGTAATCTTTCTAGGCTGATCTGTAACATACGGACTAGCCGTAAGCGTCATAGCCGCATTATTAGCAACGTCAGTAGCATTAGCAGATACAGTTTGTGTACCTGCTGCTGCAGCTTCTATAAAGGTTGATTGAATGTCAGAACTAGACATATTAACCTCCTATTACTCAGTATCTGATGTGCTAGAAATACCGAAGAATTTTAGAACAAGAGTTACACCAGAAGCACCGGGATCACCAGAAACAACTACTTCAACTTCATCAGGAGTGGCTGATGCGGCAGTAGTAGTTAGACCTGCTAAAGAAAGCGCACCGTTACAAACGAAGAACCCTTTAAAACCCGTTGCGTTAACTGCAGCAGAAATGTTATCAATGTAGCCATCAGTGTCAGCATCAGTACCAACATCAACTAAGTTAACTGCATTTGCAGCCGCAGTAGTAACCACTACAGTTGCAGCAATAGGTACAAAGTTAGCTGGCATACCAATAGATGCTTCTTTACCTGTAGTAGCGCCATTAGCAACAGTGATTGTAGCAGTGTAAGTAGATAGAGTCATACCGCCAGTTTCAGCACCAGTGGTAGTGTTTTTACCGATTTGCGTAAACCCGTTTTCAGATCGGACGGGGCCGTTAAATGTAGTATTAGCCATAATATAGTTCTCACATGTGAGTTAAAGTGAACTTGTCTACATGTCGTCAGCCGGGGCTGTCAAGTCCACCGAAATGTTCCCGGTTTGTGTTAACTTATCACAGTATAAAATAAAAAACAATAAAAAAGGGAGCCGAAGCTCCCTTAGTAACCCAACGCAGATTATGCGCCCGGAGATCCGAAGATCGCCAATGGGTCAGATACACCGAACGAGTAACGCTCACGCGCCTTGTAGCGGCTGTTGCCAGTATCGAAATCAGCGTCCATAGAGGTAGCCATTTTCGCACGAACAAAGTGCTTCAATCCGTTAGGAATATCAGTCGTCAAGAACCACGCATCAGTATCTGTTAGATAGTGATTAATTGCGTAGCCGCCCGAAACCGAACCATTGTTCGCTAGGGCGTTGATGTCATTGTCAGCAGTACCAACACGGCCTTCAGTCTCAAGCAAACGAGTCGCTACAAACTGTAGGTTAGTTGGGATGATTAGCTTCTTAGGCTGTGCAGCAATAAGAAGGCCACGCTCATCAGTCCACTGGCCGATCTGAATAACAGCCGCTTCCAAAGAAGTTTCGTTAAGGTCAGATGCAACAGTAGGGCGGTTTGAGTTAGAACCACCATTTACTAACGCATGATCAGTTGCACACAAGAATGAGCCGTCACCATAAGTAGTGCCAGCAAAAGCGCCATTCAGTAAAGAGGCAGCTTTAACTTGCTTAGTGTACGCCATGGCGCGAGCCAATGCTTTGGTATAACGAGCAGACAAAGAGTCATACAAGTTATCTTCAATCGCTTCTTCAGTGATTGCAAAACCCATAGCAACGGTTTCGTGCGTGTAACGTGCAGTAAACGCTTCTTGCGCATTGTCATACTCAATAGCGCCACCTTCCTGTTTAACAGGAGCAGCACCAAAGCCAGACAATTTAGTTTCTTCTTCAAAAGAACGGTCAGAGGTTTCAGTCTCGAAAATCTCTTTGTGCTCTTCACCATATTTAGAGTACTCCAAACCAAACAAAGCATTTAGGCCGGGAAGTAACTCTTTAAGTAGCTGGGATCTTGAAATAGCCATTAGTTATTTCTCCTTAAATGCCAGTTGTGGTTGCATATTGATGCGTGTTGAACTTAACAATAGCTTCTACATAGTAGGAGTTACCGTCAGCATTTAAGACTTTCGTCTCTTCAACAAGATCAATAATACGGATGGGGTGAGTAGCTGTAGTATCAAACGAAGTAGCAAGGATACCAAGTCTAGAGTTTCCAGTGCTTGTTTGACCCGGTAATGCTTGTTCTACATCAGCATTACTACCTACGACTACGCGTAACGCAACATCATTGTCAATAGCGCCGGCTGCATCTACAATAGCGACTTTACAAAGCAATGAAGGGTTGTCCGCAACTATAGCAAAAGCGTTAGAAACGCTAGTTCCCGGATAATATTGAGCAAACTCTAGTTGTTCTTGAGCATTTGTGTATTCAACACCAAGAAAAACGCCTGCGATTTGAATATCCGTTTCCGCAGTAATACGAGTAGCCGTACCGTTAGCCGCGATTGTAACTAGATCCCCATTGAACATAGCAACATCATAATTGCTGTCAATAGGAATTCTACGTGTAGACCCTGAATATGAAGTACCACCAAGCAAGTTGATTGGTTTAAACCCATACGCAGAATCAAGAGTTGGATAAGCCATTTTAGACTCCTAATTAAAATTTAACCTTTACCGAAAGTGACCTTAGATTTCCTATCATTAAATAGGGGCATTCTAGGATCATTTTCCCTCATAAGGTTGTTATCGACTGCATTCATCTGTGAAGCGGTTTGTTGAGCGTAGTGATCGTTACGTTCATTAGCTAACTCAATAGGCGCTTTACACAACATCAAACCACCAATAACTACATTGTCTTTAAATCTATCGTTCTCGATAGTAACAAGTGTAATCTCAGGATGATCTGACGCTTTTACAGCAGTCCAACCTTCTCTCAATTTAGATGAGACATTAGTGGCATCCACTTGTCCCTGATTTGCAACCCGAATCCAACGATATGTGTACCCCTCTTCTGGAGTGGGGGACGGTAAAACTTCTGGACGTTTCCATGCAGTTTTACGAGCAGTTTTTTCACGGGTCTCTAATTCACGGTCTAATCTGTTATCAGCCATTATCTATTCCTCATCTCTTCAGCAACCTTTAGGGCGTATAGTTCAAGCGGTACTCCTAATTTTTTAGCTACAGCTACTTGTGAACGCGTTAATTTCACCTTTTTAGGTGATGTGCTCCGCGACGCGGGAGCGACCACATTAGCTTTTCGCTTCTTAGTTTCTTGCTCTTCAATTTGTTCATCCTCTCCGAAATAATCAGAAAAGGTAGAACGCATACGAGAATCAATCTTCTCGTAGTATTCATCACTATTAGGGTCAAGGCCTTCTTTAACAGCCTTATTATGCACACCCATAGCATAAGCAGTCATTTCGTCGTCATTACCAAACCAAGTGTTTTCTTTAGCCCAACTTGAGGCTTTTTCATCAACTTGTGGTGTTTCTACTGCTGTTTCTTGTCTTTGTACAGGAGTTTCAACGTCGTGTAAAGTAATATCTGATAGCTTGTCCAGTTTTAGCTTAGCATCAGTTAATTTATCTTGCGCTTCTAGTACTTTGTCAGAGTTACCTGCGTCGTAGGCTTTCTTGTACGCAAACTTCGCTATGTTAACTTCTTTCTCGGCATCTTGTTTAGAACTTTCTAACAATGCTTTTTGAGAAGACACAGCGGTCTCTTGTAGAGCCCTGTTTTCATCCGCTAGCTGCCTAGCGTAACTCTCAAGCTCTTTGCGTTCACGTTCTGCAGACTCTTTAGCTCTACGCTCATCGTGATAGCCTTTACTAAAATGTTGTATACGTTTACGAACTTTCTCAGAGTAATTTTCTAACTCTTCGTCAGTAACGTCTTCTGGTGGCGCTGATGCTTTTCGCTTGCGGTCTTTTTTAGGAGTGTCATCAACTACTTCTATTTCGACCTCTTCCTTAGCTTCAACCTCTGGCTCTGGCTCATAATCAGCCGCCTCTTTTTTTCCTGAGACATCAATTTCTACTGCCCCAGAATCCTCGATTTCGAGGTCATTATTTTCTTCCTTCTCATCAGGAAACTCAAACTCTACTTTTTGAAAACCCATGTTACTCTCCTTATTACGCTCGTGCTACAGCACGGGGATCGGCTACAACGGCTTCGACTGAATCATCATTCATCAAACGAAACTCGGTGTTACCCACTTTAAATCGCGTGCCAGTATTAGCACGAAACATTACATAGTCACCTTCCTTACACCACGGAGCAGCAAACCTTTCTTTATCAGAGTAGGCTTCTGTACCCATATCTACCACTAAACCAATAGTAGATAGAACGTGATCTAAGTGTTGCTCTTTGCTAGATTTAATAATGCGGCTTTCTCCAAAAGTTTCTTCTACTTCTGGTAGGGCTACAAGTATTCTATATCCAACAGGAGTCGGTAACGCGTCTTCAAGCTCCTTCTCATTTTCAGGATCTTTTTGTACGATTTTTAAATCAGTCATCATCTTCTTCCAAGTAATTACGCGAGAGGTCATTAGTATAAGAGATGCAGGTTTCGAGACCTCGGATCAAACCCACAGTTTCTTGGTACTGGGCATAATCCTTCGCACCCCCAGAACTAAGATACTCTTGTGCTGAAGAAACATGTTCTTCGAGTTTTTCTTTTAGCACGTCTAAGACGGTAGTCATAAGTTATTCCTTACGTTGTTTATTTGTATCAGCTCTAGTCTTTGCAAGCTCTAGATCTAGTTTGTTGCTAGCTGTGCGCCTATCTGCCGCCAACTTGGCTCCTGCTTTTTGAGCGTCAATTTGAAGCTCTTGTCTTTCAATTTCCAACTGCTGCATATCGACCTGATTATCCATTTGATCTTTTTGCGTTTTACGTTGTAGTTCAGCCTGTTTGAGTTGCGCCTCAACTTGGTCTTTCTGAGCTTTAAGCTGCATTTCTTGCTGCTTGATTTGTAGCTCTTGTTGTTTGAGTTGAACTATTGGGTCTTGTGCTTTCTGTTGCGCTTGTTGCTGCGCCATTTGTTGTTTGTTGCGCATATTTATCTGCTCACCAGCGGCGGCAGCTAGACGAGATATACCCACCTCTACTTCTGTAGGTAGATCTTCATTTACAAATGGTAGTGGAGCGCCAATCTTAGCTTCCATATCTGCTCTATACTTAAATGCAGCGTGTTCGGCAATGTGCGCAGATAGTGCTGCCATAGTTTTCTGAGCTTCTGGAGACTTACCTAAAGTTTGAGCTAGCGTAGGATCTTGCATAAACATCTGGTGTGTTTTGATATGCGCTTCGTGATCTTGTGTTAAGAACGCTTTTATAGGAGTACCTGTTAGCACATTCATGTTCTCACTAATAGGATCTGTTGGCTTAACATCTTCATCCGTAGGTACCAACTTATCTGCGTTTTTCACACCCAACACCTCAATCATCTGACGGTGTAACTGCGGTAGGTTATATATCTGTGGAGCTTGCTGTGACATTTGTAATACAGTCTGATACTGAACTACACGCTGTGCCATAGTCGTATTATTAGGATCACTTACTGGTATCACTTCGACCATTTCGTAATCTTGTCTACGAGCAGAAACTTCACCTCTATGTGGCTCATATCCGTATTCTTCTGGCGCATTTTCTGCCATAAGATCTTTCAACATACGGAACTCTAACTTCATCGCATAATGCACGCGAGCCTGTACAGCAGCCATAGGCTTCAATGTACGCTCCAACAAAGCTAGTGTAGTACCCACTGGCGCATTCGATGACATGTCAGATATGTTCATATCTGCAACAGCGCCCAATCTACGCCCTTCATTAGTAATCTTATCTAGCAAAGCTAACAAAGTCTGACTAGGTTCTTTGTAAGGTAGCGGCATAATGTTTTCACGAATACTGCCTGATGGTACATCTACATCTTTAAACTCACCCGGCTCGATAGGAGTATCATCCCCCTTAATACGCAAACCACGAGACTTTAACCCGCCCGGAAGATTAGATAGTGTACCAGCGTCCACCAATTGCCGTATAATCGACGTTCCTGCTTTAGCGTACCCACCTATAATATGTATCAGTCCAAGGCCGTAGAAGCCAAATCCGGGCACATAAGAGTAATGTACGAAATGTTGACGCTTCATTTCTAGCTCGTCATCTTCTTCATAATTACGTCTAATAGATAGCAATTCACCTGTACTGCGCTCTAACGTAACTACATAAGGTTTAGCTAGATCTTCTTCATCATCAATACCCTCAATAACAAGGTGAGCGTGTATCTCAAATAGTGTATATCTATCATCATCTGTAACGCTAAAACCACCTTCTTCAGCCTTACGCTCTTCAATATCAGTGTGGTACGGGCTAGGGTCGTCTAAATCTTTATCGTCATAAAAACCATTAGCCTGTAATCTACGTAGATCATTCTTAGTCTTACGCATTACATGTGTTACACGCTCTGCATCTTCTATATTAGATGCTCCATAAGGCACTATAACGTCTTCTGCCGGGATATAGACAGCGCACTGTCTATTCATTGTGGGGTCAAAATAAACCTTCTTAAACGCCGATCCTGCAAGTCCTAGACTATATAGCATACGCTCATGCTCAGGACGATACTCTACCATACGCTCTGTAAGCTCATAGTTCATATCCGCACGTACGCGCTCACCAGCTTCTTCTTTCTCTTTAGTCTCTTTACCTAAGATTTTTACTTTTACTGGGCCTTGTGCAGGAAATGTCTCTGACATAGCCTCTGCCTGAAACCTAATAGCTGCTTCTGCTAATACGTTAGAATGTACACCACAGGCACCTTCCCACGGAGTTGTGCGCTCTTCTGACTTAAATCCAAGGATGTCAAGTCCTTTTACATAAGTTTCAGCCCAATCTTTACGGCTTTGAGTGTCCGCTTCAACAAGCGCAATAAGCTCATCTGCTAATATTTGCTGTTCTCTATCATCTAACATCTCTATTAGATTAGAATCAAACTCTGATTCTTTGTCTTCATCTCCCGGAACTAGCGTGATTTCTGCGCTACCATCATCTAAGATAACCGCTTCAGGGTTTACAATCTCAATCTCTAACTCTTCACCTGTAAGATTTTCGCCCTCAGGAGCTTCCGCTAACAAACTTTTCTCAATAGCCATCATTTAACCTCTAATAATATCCGACACTTCTTCTAGAGAAGTATTTAGTTTCTTCTGGCTCATCTGAAGGTAGTCTTATAAATCCGCCCTGCCTAAACCGCATAAGCGCCATAACCGTAGAATCA